TGGGCGGAGGCATTAGTAATTGCAAAGATTGGCAAGCCAAGTTGGTTGAAAAGTTGAAAGATTATAATGTAACTATTTATAATCCCCGTCGTAACAACTTTGACATCAATAATCCAAAAGTCAGTGAAGAACAAATCAAGTGGGAACATAAATATCTACATGAATCAAACATTCTAGTGTTTTACTTTGCGCAAGAAACACTATGTCCAATTACATTGTTTGAATTGGGTGCAGCATTGGAACGCAACATTTATGTTACTATCAAACAAGATATTATAGTATATTGTGAACCAGAGTATTCTCGTAAGTTTGATGTGGAATTGCAGACTAAACTAGCAATGAAGAATGCTAGGGAACTTAGTGAGGGTTTTTGGACTCCTGATGATTACTTTGTATCATTGCATGACAATTATGATGATTTTGTGGATGAATTGAAAGCAATTGTTGATATTGCTCAAGTTTATGTTTAAAAAATAAAATATTGGTTTAGTATCTATTTACTGATATGTTATTAGTATATGGAAAAACTAAATCGTAAAGGGTTTTTCTCCACCCTATTTGGAGGAATTGCAGGTGTTGTTGCTGGTTCAAGTGTTAAAGCATCAGAACCTATTGTACCATCACCAGTTGTAGAAACAGTTGTATATTGTGACAAGTTGGTATTTACACATAGTAGTGGTGCTAGTTGTGTAATGTCATTTGCTGATAGTGATAACTTTACAATCAGAGTTAATAATAGTGAGAATATTGATATTAATATTCATTCCCCACTCAAAAAACCAGAACCAGTTACATCAAATCCAAGTAACTTAACCATTTGTTCTAATGGTAATATTGGATTAGGAACAGCTTGGCCTAAAGCAAAACTTGATATTCGTGGTTGATAAGAATCATTGTTGTTATATAGTAGAATGTAGGGGTGGAGAACTTTATTGTGGGTATTCTAATAATGTTGAAAAACGAGTAGATACCCACAATAAATCTTTAGGGGCAAAATATACAAAGACACGATTGCCTGTTAGATTAGTATATACTGAATGTTTTGATACCAAGAGTGAAGCAATGAAAAGGGAATATCAAATCAAACAGTTAACCCGTCAACAAAAACTAAAACTAATAAATGAAAAGAAGTAAAGCATTTACACTAATTGAATTGGTATTAGCAATAACCATATTGCTTGGTATTATTGGTGCAATTGTTATTAACTATGATAGTTTGGTGGGTAATACTAGATATTTTGAAGCTAGAGAGAATTTAAAGACTTATTTAATTAATTTAAAGTATCAATAAGCATTTCAACAAAAAGAGTTTGAACTTACATTTGACCCAGATTATAATATGTATAGTTCGTTTGAAGACTTTTATTTATTAGATGCTGTAACAAATGACTTGAAGATACTAGAAACAAGTGCTACAAAGATTGTGTTTTTTCTTGATGGTAGTGTACAAGAAAGTTATATTGTTACAAGTAATTTGGAAGGAACCATTACCAACAAATTTATTATCAATGTTATTGGTGAGGTAAAGTATGAAGGTTATACCAATGACATTGTAGAAAAGAAAGAATCAGAAGTACAAACAGAATAAAGTTATGACCAAAGTTTATTTGCCGGTTATATGTTATAATCATACAGTGTTATCACACTTTATGTTTAGTGTGATGAAGTTAATTTTTGAAGGACAAAAGAGAGGTATATCATTTGCTTTGGATTGTATATACTTTGAAAGTCTAATTGCTAGAGCACGTAATGCAGCTGCAGCTAGTTTTCTAAATCAACCTGATTGTGACTATATGATGTTTATTGATAGTGATATCAGTTTTGAACCAGAAAGCTTCTTTTCGTTATTGAAAGCTGATAAAGATGTTGTTTCAGGATTATACCCGAAGAAATATATCAATTCATCCAAAGTAAAGTTATTGGCACAAAGTGGACCCGAAACAATTGGGGATAGATTTGAAGAAGTGTGTACTGACTTTGCTACTGAAATTAAGTTTGGACAAGATGTTAAAACTATAGAGAAAGTAAATTATGCGGCTACTGGTTTTATGTTGTTCAAGAAACGTGTCTTTAGTCAAATTGCTAGAGAAATGCCTAATATAGCATACAAGAATGATATTGACGGGTATATGGGATATGGAGACAAGTTCTATGATTTCTTTCCATGTAAAATAAATGAACAAACCAAACGATATGAAAGTGAAGATTATGGCTTTTGTAATCTTTATAGAAGTATTGGTGGTGAGATATATGTAGATACAACTTGTAACTTGACACACTATGGTTGGAAGGGATATAAAGGTAACTTTTATCAACAAAACAAACTGTTTACAGTATGAGATTAATAATTTGTTTACCCGGCAATAATTTCTCAGGTCAATGGTTAGATAGCTTTATACCATTTTATAATTGGTGTATTCAAAACAAAATCACTCCAATATTATCTCGTAGGGAATCTTGCAACATTTATTATGTACGTAATATGTGTTTGGGTGGTGATTCTAATGCTGGAGAAAATCAAAAGCCGTGGCAAGGCAGAGTTGATTATGATTATATGTTATGGATTGATAGTGACAACATATTCAGTATAGATAACTTCGTTAAACTATACAATATGCGAAAGGAAATTGCATCTGGTCTATATCTAATGCAAGATGGTAAACACTATGCTACAGTCAAAGATTGGAATGAAGATCATTTCAAAAAATATGGTAGTTTTGAATTTTTAACGCCTTCTAAGTTAAAAGAACACAGTGATCCTTTTGTTGTGGATTACACTGGATTTGGCTTTATACTTATAAAAAAGGGTGTATTTGAAAAACTAAAGTATCCTTGGTTTAGACCAATGTGGAAACAATTTGGTAATGTTACTGAATTTACGATGGAAGATGTAAGCTTCTGTCATTTGATTAAAGAACAAGGCATAAACGTTTGGGTACATCCAGAGGTTATTGTTAAACACGAAAAGAAAGTATTGTTATGATAATATGGTTTACAGGTCAGCCAAATAGTGGTAAAACCACTCTAGCATTAGAACTAGTTCATCGTTTACATGAAATACGTAAAGATGTTACCGCAACAATAATAGATGGCGACTCACTCAGAACAATTACAAAAAATGTAGATTATAGTAAAAATGGTAGACGTAAAAATGTACAAACCGCAATCAATTTATCAATTAATTCAGATTCAACCAATGATTATACAGTTGTAGCACTTGTATCGCCATTTAGAGATTTACGTGAATCATTAAAAAACAATAACAAACATACTGTTAAAGAAGTATATTTACATAGTAACAGATTACGTGAGGGTAAAATGGTAGATTATTATGAACCACCACTAACCAATTATCTTGACATTGATACTGATAAACATACAATAGAAGAATCAATTAAATTAATTTTAGACTACATTAAATGAAAGCAATTATTGCAATGGCACAAAATAGAGTTATAGGCAAAAATGGTGGATTACCCTGGCCATCTATCCCCAATGATTTTAAATGGTTTAAAGAATTTACGATGGGTAAAAAACTTATTGTGGGTAAAAATACATTTGATACATTACCACTTTTAAAAAACAGAGAAATTCTGGTATTAACAAGAAGAATTGAAGAATTGGATGCTTATATTCAAAATCAATATTTTGTTAACAAAAACAATCTTAGTGGTAAACTTATAGATACAACCGATATATCTTTAATGGATTTAAATAATGATCCTGATGTAATTGTTGCGGGTGGAGCTAAAACATATGTTAGATTATTACCATATATTACAGAATTTTATGTTACGCATGTAAATGGTAGTTATGATGGCGATACATTTATGTCTAGTTTTGAAGATTTGTTTACTAATAAAGAAGTTGTAAAAGAATTTGACCTACACAAAGTTATCAAGTATACTAAGTAATATGAACAAAGTAGACACAGAATATTTCAGAATTGTCAATGATATTTTGACAAACGGAAGACTTAAAAAGAACAGAACTGGTGTAGATTGTTTGACTATTGCCGGTGCTATGTTTCAACACGATATGTGTGATGGCTTTCCATTGTTAACAAGCCGTAAAATGCCGTTTAAATCCACCAAAGTTGAACTTGAATTTTTTATAAAAGGACTCACAAGTAAAAAGTGGTTACAAGATAGAGGATGCCATTATTGGGATGGCTGGTGTAATCCAAAAAAAGTCCCTTATGCCAACGATGAGGAAACAAAAAAGAAAATGGCGGCAGAAGACGATTTAGGTTTAATATATGGATCTCAATGGAGAAATTTTCAAGATTGTAAAAGCCATGATCTTAGTAGCCAATATGGAGACGACAGGCTTGGCAGAGGAATTGACCAATTAAAAAATATTGTTAACACATTAAAGACTAATCCAGATGACAGACGAATGATTTGTAATGCGTGGAATCCATTGGCACTAGAATATATGGCACTTCCGCCTTGCCACTATAGTTGGCAAGTAACCGTTATTGATGGATATTTGAATCTTTCGTGGAATCAACGTAGCGTAGATATTGCGTGTAATCAATCAATTGCTACATATGGATTACTATTACATCTTCTTGCTAAAGAATCTGGTTTGAAAGAAGGAAAATTGATTGGATTCTTCATGGATACCCACATATACGTGAATCACCTAGACGGAATTAAAAAACAATTGACTCAAGAAACATATCCATCACCAACTATTAAAACCGATAAGTTCACTTCAATATTTGACTGGACATATCAAGATACTGAATTGGTAAATTATCAATCCAGTCCCGCTATTAAATACGAGGTTGCGATATGATTCGTGGTTACCAACATTTAATAGGAACTAGGATTGGATCACTCCAAATACAATCCAGTGTTATTAAAAATAAAAGAACATTTCTTAATTGTAAATGTGATTGTGGTACAACAAAGTTAATGGCAGGATATCATGTAAAAAGTGGCAATTGTAATTCATGTGGTTGTAAAAGTGCAAAAACGACCGGCAAACAAAATCCAACATATACTGGTTATGAAGATATTAGTGGAACGTTATGGAATCATATAATAGATGGAGCAAAAACAAGAAATTTAGAACTAACAATAGATATAAAATACGCATGGAACATATTTTTGAAACAAAATAGAAAATGCGCTCTATCCGGTATTGAATTAAAATTCAACAAAAACTTCTCTGTTAGAGATGGGAATGCTTCTTTAGACAGAATTGATAGTTCGAAAGGGTATATATGCGGAAATGTTCAATGGATTGCAAAAACATTAAATAGAATGAAAGGTAAACTAACAGATGAAGAGTTTATAAAATGGTGTCATTTAGTTGCAAATCATAATCCAACAATTAAAGCTGAAGTAGCTGTATGAAAAAACAGACCAAGAAAGAAAAAGAAAAGATAAAGATGAAGTTGGCTTATTTTGACCGACTTGTAAAACAAACCCGTGAACTAATTAAACAAGGTTATACTGTACCAGATTTAAGCAATTTGGTACGTCCAAGCAGATGAAATACAAATATAGTGTTAGAATACATAATGTATCTACTACCGAAGAGTTGGAAACTATAATGAACGAATATGGTTCAAAAGGTATTCGTGTCATTAAAGCAGATTTCTTAGGTTATAAACTAGTTAACTGTAGACAAGAAGCTAAATATACTCTATACTTAGAAGAGAAAATTAAAAAATCAAGAAAATTATGAGTTATTACTTAATGTTAGATGATATTCGTTCAATGTCAGATGTCAGAAAATATACCAAATTGCCAGATGTGCCAAATGAACACTGGGTTGTTGTACGATCATATAATGAATTTGTTGATACTATCAACAAACTTGGGTTACCAACATTCGTATCATTCGATCACGACATAGCATCATCTCATTATGGACATGGTTTACAAGGTGATGATATTCCATACGATTCATATACTGAAAAGACTGGATATGACGTTGCAAAATGGTTGGTTGATTATTGTATGAAGAAGGGTGTTAAACATCCTCCATATGTAGTACACTCTATGAACCCCGTGGGAAAACGCAACATTATTAGTTATGTTGAATCGTATAACAAAACTGTATGAAGAGCGCTGATAATATTGTTGAATTAACAGATAAAGATATTAAAAAGTATACCAAGTTAAAAGAGGGTGAAAGTATCAAGTCTGATGATTTGGTTCATATTGAAGAAAATACCTATGCTAAACTAGGTAAAGGAAACATATTGTGTAAATCTACGGTAAACAAGTATAATACAATTTTGAGGGCAAAATGATTAAGTTGTTATTTGCATTGTCAATATTAGTATTTGTTTATATTATTGGTTGGCATCAAATTTACGGACAATTTATTAATTCATTTTATAAAAAATATGAAATGTGGTTGATATGGTTAAGTGTGCCTAGTACATTGTTATCGATATATGCTACAAAATTATTAGCAGAATATTTTAATGGAAAAATGTGGCCAAATAGAATTTTTACATTTAGTATTGGTATAGTTATGTTTACAATATTGACACATATTTATTTTAATGAAAAAATAAGTATTAAAACATTGACACTAATTGCATTAAGTGCATTAATAGTTATATTACAAGTTTTGTGGAAATAAATTATGAATAATAAAATTGAAAAATTACCCAATGGTTACTTTAAAGTAGTATCTGAAATGGAAGAATGTATTGTTTGTGGAGTTGATACAAATGAACCCAAAGACAAACATATTGACTATCGTTATAACTATGTAGAAGGAGCTGGACAACTTTGCAGTAAATGTGCTGAAAAATATGAATGAACTAAATAAACCAAATGCTTTTGTATTCAAAGCATTCATTGATGGAGAATACAGACTATGTGTGTGTCCACGTATTGATAATAAGTGGAGTGAAGCTGATATCACATATATCAAAGATGATCCCTACAAAGAATTTGATGAAGTACTTGACAACAAGTTATTTAGTGTTATATTTGTAGGATATGAACCAGATCCAAATGGATCAACTGGTTTCACACTAAAGAATGTTAACTCAAATTATATCAAGAGCGATACATCTATCGCTAGTGAAATGTATAACGAAGGATCATTTTTTAGTACAATAGAGAAAGGATATCAACATTTTTATGAGCAACCAGAACGGAAAGGGCTCGAAACAACGCCCAACCAATAAAAAACAATACGATAAAAATTACGACGATATTTTTAGAAAAATAAAACCAAAAAAAGAATCTTAAAATATGACATAAATTACGATATAATAGTGCGTCAATCATATATATTATTATATGAACGCAAAAATTTATAAAATAACTAACTTACTAAATAATAAAATATATGTAGGACAAACATATTCTACATTAGAAAATAGGTTCAAAAAACATTATCGTGACAGCTCTGGAAAAAATCCAAAAAACATGCCAATTGTATTGGCTATAAAAAAGTATGGGATAAATTATTTTAAGATAGAACTCTTAGAAGAATTATCTAGTGATCTAACGCAACTAGATGTAGATTTAAAAGAAAAATATTGGGGTTTAAAATTAAATTCTTTATCGCCAAATGGTTATAACTTAAAACTTGGTAATGGACGGGGAATTCTATCGGAAGAAAGTAAATTAAAAATAAGCAAAATACATAAAGGAAAATTGGTAAGTGCGGAAACACGACTAAAAATTTCCAAATCAAAAAAAGGAATGAAACATTCGGTTGAATCAAAAAATAAAATATCACAAAATAACAGTAAATATTGGTTTGGAAAAAAAAGATCGACGGAAGACAGATTGAAAATGTGTAAACCTAAAAAGAAGTATAAACATCATTTTGCTCGTCAAATTTTAGCAAAGTGTAACGATAAAAGTTATATATTTGAATCTGCACATGAAGCTTCAAAATCGAATGTTTTTGACAAAAAAATATATATTACAAGTATTACGAATTGTTGTAAAATGAAAACGAAAACTGCTGGAAAAATTAATGGAATTCCAGTTACGTGGTCGTTCTTAAATTAAAGTGAATGAAAAAAGTAATTCTTTCCAAAATAGAATATGAGTTTTTAGTGGAATGTTTGGAGAAGATAGAGAAACAAACAGATAATTCTTTAGCAGATCCCAAATGGTCCGAAAAATTCGGCGCAACTAAAAGACTATATGAGTTGGAAATGGAATACTATGAAATTAAAAAATACGGAGAACCATCTACCAATTATGATATGGTAAGATGGTTACTCACAAAAGTTAAAAACAAATCACTTGACTTTTAATTGTTTAAGTCTTATAGTGAGGTATGTTAAATCTTAATTCAGATAAAAAGAAGATTGTTATTGTGGCAGATCCGCACAATGACATAAATAAACTTGACAAAATCCTCACAAAAGAAGATGGAGACATCAACATTTGTCTAGGTGATTGGTATGATAGCTTTGTGTATGATGATCCAATTCATTACGAAGCTACTACAAAATATCTAAAAGACACATTTCTACCCAATCCAAAGAACTATACTCTATTTGGTAACCACGATATTCATTATCTATATTACAACAATAGTGCAATGTGCAGTGGTTATGAAGAATGGAAGTATAGAACTATTGACCAAGTGTTGGGTAAAGATCGTGCATCTATTCGTAATAAGTTTCATTGGTTTATTGTGTTGGATGATATTCTATTAACCCACGCTGGATTGGATAGTAGATTGTTGCCTCCACAGATTAAAACCAACAATGATATATTTAATTATCTTGATGATCAATCAAAACAAGTATCTTCCAAGTTGCTTTCAAATGATCTTCATTGGTTTTATCAAGTTGGACGTAGTAGGGGTGGTATGAATAAAGCTGGTGGCATTGTTTGGTGTGATTTTGATGATGAGTTTAGTCCTATTGATGATTTGAAACAATTTGTGGGTCATACTAGTCAATGGGAAACTGGTAGAGCTAAACAACACAATAGTGAGGGATATATTAATATTACCGATGCAAATAACATTTGTATTGATTGTAATCTTAATCAGTATATTACTATTACAAATGGTAAGATTGAACTGAAAAATTATTATGATCTCTAATTAAAGATCACTTTGTAACAAATTACAGAGGGACGTTACGTAACTGTGACATCCCTTTACTTTTGCATTATTTATGATATTATAAAGTATATGGACGATCTTCAAATTACTTGCAACTATTGTGATATGCCAGCTAAATTAAAGCGGGACAAAATTTATATGCAGTGTTATTGTTGTGATGACCGGCGTATAATTGATCTTCGTGAGTATCTTTTAGAAGACAAACATCACGATTATTTATATTCTATGTTCAGTGATAATTTTGTGTATAATGAAGCCAAAGCTTAATAGTTATACTTAAAGAAAGGTATAACATTATGTCAGGTCTTTATTTGGGAATCAAAACACAAAATCCAGTAGTTGGTATTACCAGCAACAATCCAGGCGCAGCAAATGCTATGTTAGCCGCACAACAAATGGCACAAGCACAACAACAACCACAACCAGTTCATCAAGATTCAAAGTGGAATCAAGGACAAGGTACTGTTGTACACGAAATGCCTTGGCACAAAGCACATCCTGGTTTAAAGAACACTAAATAATTTCATTTGTTTGTTTATTCATCACACACCCCACAGTAAAATGTGGGGTTTTTGTTTGACAGTCAAATATACTATGATATGATATAACAATATGGATCTCAACGCTAAAAAAATCAACGAAAGCTTAGAAAAAGCTGAAGCTACTGAATTGAAACCTTGGTACAGAACCAACAAATATGGCGATTGGATATTGGATCATATTGCCTATGGATGGCGTGTATATTACAAATATTATGATGTAAAACGATGGATTATTAGTACCTATCAACGTATGCGTTATGGTGTAAGTGATAGTGAATGTTGGAGTTTGGACTGGACACTTACAAATTTTATTCTACCCAGACTAAAACATTTCAAGAAGATCAATGTTCATACATACCCACCAGATATTACACCTGAACGATGGAATGAAATATTGGATGAATTGATTTGGACATTTGAATATATGCATGATGAAGAAAAGTTCAATCCAACTCCTATGTTTAGATATGAAGTTGACAATATGGATGATTACTTTAAAAATATCAAACGTGAAAAAACACCAGAACAAAAACAAGCTTGGGCTGAATATCTGAAGAAAAATGAAGAACTAGAAGAACGTCGTAAAAAAGGAATGTTATTGTTCGCTGAATATTATCAACAACTATGGGATTAAATTATACACCTCCAGACTGGAACGAATGGTTTTTGCAAGGAGTTTATTGGGTTGCTAGTAAATCCAAAGATCCCAAGACCAAGATTGGCGCTCTTATTGTAAAAGACAAACGTATCATTTCAACAGGCTACAACGGTATTCCTATTGGAGTAGATGACAAAAATGAATTACGTCACGAAAGACCAGAAAAATACAAGTGGTATGAACATGGCGAACGTAATGCAATTTACGCAGCTGCCAAGTACGGTATAAACACCGATGGCGCAATTCTTTATACCAATGCGCTTCCATGCGCAGATTGTGCTAGGGGTATAATTCAAAGTGGTATCAAATGTGTTTATATACATCAACAATTCAATGATTTGTGTAACTCAACACAAAGAGAACAATGGAAGGGACATGACAATGCTACTTTCACAATGTTTAATGAATCTGGAGTAGAAGTACATACCATTGATAGAATTTTAGGATGTAAAGCATATTTTGACGGAAAAGTGTTTGACATTTAAAAAAAGGTGTGGTAGAGTTTATCTATGATCAATAATAATGAGTTGTTCGCTAAGGTACTGGCTGAAAATCCTCTTCCGTATCGTTGTGGTGATAAGGTAAATACTAACCGTGGTATTGGTTATATCAGTGGTTATAACTTCAAGGATCGTGAAAAGACTTGGAAGTTTACTATTCGTCCGTATGGACTGCCTAATTATTATATTGATGTTGAAACTATATATGGAAAGGTAGAATAAATTATGGAATTTGAAAGTAATACAGATATTCTAAGAGATTTGATGGATCAACTACATACATTACATAAAGAAAATGCTAGGTTGATGCAAAAAATTGAAGATTTAGAAAAACACAATGAAGAATTGAATCGTAAGTTAAAGAGCATTCAAGCAATATTTCTATGAAAATGTTTTTGGTATTTTTTATTAATTTGGCAGTATCATTGTTATCCAGTATATTGCTTTATAAGTTGTTTAAAGTGGATGTATCACCCACAATTATTTCTATTGGATTGATTGTTGCGTATATGTGTTTACCACAACGATTTCACGATTGGATTTCTGAAAAATGAAAACAAGACCATCACAATGTTTTGAATGTGAGACAGGTACATACAAAGATGTTACTGTCAATTATTTCTCACAATTAAGTGGGGGAAGAAGTTGTGTAACCAAAGATGTAACAATTCAACGATGCGATACTTGTGATGCTGAAATCATTGATTCAAAGGCATCACAAATAATTGAATCAAACATTGAACGTAATTTTCCCGGTCATTACGATAAGTGGAAAACCAAGAACAAACCCAGATTATGAACATTCACGTTCCCGAAGAAATTAAATCTAAATATCCTCATATGGAATTTAGGGGTAAACAGCGTATACTAAATGACAGAACTGTGATTGAAGCATACAATCATGCAACTAATCAGACTTTTCATTATAGTTTTGACGAAGACTTTTTTTGGTTTCCCGGTCAAATTCCAGACTACAAACTGCCAAAAAGTATCTTGACTTAATATAAATCAGTGGTAATCTAGACTTATGAGTGAACAAACCTATATGAACCTAAAAGATGCAGTAAAGCGTCCTGTTCTCAGTGAGAAGACTGTTAACCGTTCTAACAAAGCATTTGTTAGGATGGTTGATAACTACCAGAAATGGAATGAGTCTATCACTGCTGATGAGACACGTGAGACATATGAAGATGACATTTTTAATTGTCTCTTTGAATATGACTTGGATGGTTATAATTTGGCAGAGTTTTTAAAGGATAAGGTTCATCTTGAGCCTGATGCTGCTCTATGTGAGATTTTGGATGATATGATCTATGTCAAGAAGTCTCTGGAAGATGAAATGTTGAAGCAATGGGTTAAGGAAAATTTTTTGACTATTTCAGATGATGTAGTTGGTAAGAAAGTTAATGCTAAACAGGGTTCTCGTAAGTATGAGAACCTCTACATTACTGGAATTAGACCAGACACTTATCAAGTGACCATTAGTGATGATTCCAAGAAATACGGTGGTTATATTGTTGGATTTGAAAATGTAACTTTTATTGACTAATATGAATGTAGGACAATTAATTGAACAATTGAAGAATTACCCTCAAGATTTACGGGTAGTTGTTCGGGGTTATGAAGGTGGATACAATGATGTAGACACTTTTGAAAAGCTCAAGATTGTGCTTGACTATCATAGTGAATGGTATTATGGCAAACATGAGGATGTTGAGTCTCTTTATGACAACAACGCTGAACAGTTAAATACCACTGCGGTTGATGCATTGAGAATTGGATAAAAACAAGATTGGGTTATATGGAACAGTTATTACTACATTTAGTAGCAGACTATTACTTTCAAAGTGATTGGATGGCGTTAAACAAAAACAAGCGATCCATTCCTTGTTTGGTTCATTGTGTGTTATATACTGTACCATTTTTGTTGCTTACCCAAAATTTATTGGCATTATTTCTAATATTTGCTACCCACTTCGTTCAAGACAGATGGTGTATCATCAAATACTTTGTGTGGTATAAAAATCGTATAGGTCCAGACTGGTCCTATCCATCATATGACAAATGTAATGTAACTGGTTATTATGATGATTGGAAAAATACCGATCCAGATGCTAGACCCAAGTTTATCAGCACTTGGTTATACATTATAAGCGATAATACCTACCACCTAGTTTGCAATTATTTGATTCTGAAATATTTGACTTGACTTTCTTTAAAGTCGTGGTAAATTGATTGTATGAAGATTGACTTAGAAAAGTTGGATTTAAACAACTTTAAACTCAAGAATGGTTGTTTGAATGGACGGGCAGTTCAATTGATTGTTCCTGTAGAATTTAATTGTAAGTGGACTAAACAAAACTTGCATTTTAGAAGCGTCATAGTTGATTATGATGGAAACATTCTATCACGGGGTTTCAATAAATTCTTTAACGCAGGAGAATCTCCTGATTTGTATCCTAATCCAGAAAAACATAAAGATTGGGTATTAACTAATAAAGAAGATGGTAGCCTTATGATATGTGATTATATTTATGATTCATTGAATGTAAGAACTAGGGGTACTATTTCATATAAAGACCACGAAAACACTAATGATTTTGATTATGTAATTGAAAAATATAACATTTCATCGTTACTTAAAAAGTATGAAGAATATTCAATCTTATTTGAAATTTATAGTCCAAACAATGTTATTGTTTTAAAGCCATATGATGAACCAGAAATTGTGCTTCTAGGAGCAATTAATAAAGAAACTGGAATTTATTATCCGTTTTACACTCCACTCGGAAAAGAAATTCAATCAGTAGTTGATTGTAAAGTTCCTGAAGTTTTTAAACTTTCTGGAAATATATTAGATATCATTGAAAACATAAAAGTTTGGAAAAATAAAGAAGGAATTGTATTAAACTACAACGATTCTCAAAACCAAATAAAAATTAAATCACAGTGGTATCTTGCTCTGCATCATATGAAGAGCGAGCTAAGCAATATAGAAAAAGTTATAGATGTCTGGCTGGAGCAATGTATGCCTGACTATCAGACTTTCTATAGTTATATCTTTACCACTTTTGATTTTGAGTTAGCAGAACAAATTAAAGGTACAATTAGCCGTATTTGTGATGCTAAGAAGGAAGTGGATCTGATTGTGAGTGGTATGAATGAGTTTGTGAATAACAGACTCAAGACTCTACCTACTCGTAAGTTACAGGCTGAACAAGTAATTTCAGCTTATGGTAATACTAATAGAGCTTCATTTTTGTTCAAATTGCTTGATGGTAAGTCGTTAGGCAAAGAAGAATATAAGAAGTTACTGTTTCAAGTATTGAAGAATTAAATCAATAAACCCCGCTATTAATTTAGCGGGGTTTTTATTTTTATATATATTTATATTATATGAGTAATAAACTTAACGAAACATTTAAAAAGCATTTGGGTCTTCTCCGCAAAAAATTGAATGAGGACACTGGTGACATTGTATCTATGATTGAACGATACATTGAAATTATAGAAACTCTTAAGAGTGTAGCTTTAAGCTACGACGGTGACACTCCATCTTTGGAAGATGAAAAACGTAATATCAAAAAGCAAATTATTAGTTCCAAAGGACAAGAATACTTTAATATGGTTGATGAACTAGCTGAACTAAAAGTTCGTAATGGTAACCAATCTAAAGTTGAATCATTAGCAAATCAATTGGGACTACCACAATTAGCATTGAGTGAAGTAACTACAGAAGGAACTGAACCAGCTGGTTTAAGAGGCGCTACGGTAATTGATGTAATGACATCAAGTGATGGCAAAGTACATCTTCGATTGAAAGGTTCAAATTCAACCCAGTTATATGACGCTGTATTAGTTTAAAAATATAGTTTTTATATTAACCCCACTATTAATTTAGCGGGTTTTTTTACTTTAATGTAACTAATTATATACAAGAGTTTGATATTTAATATTATATGAATACACTAAAAAAGTTTTTTAAGGCGGTTTTTGGTAATAATGATAATAACGAGTGTTATGATCCACAGTTATTGAAAGCTGTTTTAGATAGTAACAAACAACAAACTGAAAGGTTAGATAAAATTATGTCCGCAATTAATAATCTACAAGACGCATTGGCACGTTTGAGTGCTGCAACTGATAGTGCTGTAACAGTATTAAACACTCCACATCCAAGTGAAGAAGCAATTCAAGCTGCTGCTGATTTGGTAAATGCACAAGCTGCTCGTTTGGAAGCTGCTAGTGACAATGATCCAAATACCGTAGCCTAATTCATACATTAGTTGCATAAGCAAACCCCACTATTAATTTAGTGGGGTTATTTGTTTATTAGTTCTTCTTTGGTTTACTTGGTCTATCACCATCTTTTGATGGACCATCATATTTTGGACCTTTTGGTCCGCCTGGTGGTGGTCCAAAACTTCTCATTAATTTACGATCATCATCACTAACCTTGGTACGTTCTTCTTTGTCTAACTTACCATCTTTGTTTGCATCATACTTTGCAACCAAAGCAGCACGTTGTGCCTTTTGTTCCTCAGTCAACTTTGGACGAGGAGGATGACCTTCACCTGGAGGTGGACCTTTTGGACCTTCTTGAGCATTTAGAACAAATGCTGCGGTTAATACTAATAGATATTTTAACATATGTTTCCTTTCTTTACGTAACCACCATTGATTACATTACATATATACCATATCAACCACCCCAAATAAACATCTTTTACTTCCTCTTTACAATTTTGTCTTGACTTTATAACAAGTAGATGTTAATATACACATATGAATAACACAATTTATATTGCCGTTGGCTTGCCTGGAAGTGGTAAGTCAACTTATGCAAAGAACTTTATTAAAGGAAAAGATATTGAATATCTAAGTAGTGATGAACTACGTGCAAAATTTGGAAGTGGAGAAACGGACCAAACTTGCACAAATCAAGTTTTTGGTCATATCAAACGAAAGGTTGACGAATTTCTAAAAGATGGTAAAAATGTATTAGTAGACGCAACTAGTGTAAATCGTAGAGAACGAAGTGACTACATTAATACAGCCAAAAAGTATGGTGCAAAGGTAGTTGCTCTTGTATTCAAGATGGATCGTGCTGGATTAATTGACAGAAACAAGAAACGAGGAGAACAAGGCGGTAGAGTTGTACCTGATTGGGTAATTGATAAGATGTTAAACAAGTTTGAAGAACCTTCATATGATGAAGGAATTGATGTAATGATTTATGTTTGAAAGACCACTAAAACTAACGCATAATGACGATCACAAGGTATTCTTTACCAGTGACAGTCATTTCCGACATAACCAAAGTTTCATATTTGAAGCTAGAGGATATAAAGATCGTTATGAACACGATGATGCTTTGATTGCGAAGATCAATGAAGTAGTACGTCCACAAGATACACTAATTCATCTGGGTGATTTTTGTCTGAATATTACCCCGCCTGAATTCAATGAAATTCTAGCACGAATCAATTGTCAAAACATTGCTTATATTTGGGGTAATCACAACTCCTGTATTCGTAGAGTCTATGAAGATGCTGTTGTAACTGAATATGGTAAAGATATGGAAGTATATCCATACGCAGTTGGTAAGATAACTTATCTGGGTTATTATAAGGAACTGATTGTAAATGGTCATATGATTGTTATTCATCATTACCCACATCAAATTTGGAATCAAATGCAAAAGGGTGCTTGGCAGTTGAGTGGTCATAGCCACTACACCAATCCAACCACTCAGCTTGATAGCACAGACAATAAAATTCTGGATGTTGGATGGGATGGTCATGGTAAGCCATTGTCTTTCACTGAAATTCAGAAGATAATGATGAGCAAGAACCACGTTAAGCAAGATAAACATCATTAAATGTACAAATCCCCTCCGTAAAAAGAGAGGATTTTTGTTTTGACTTGTTATAAAACCTGTGGTAGATTGAGTTTGTTATGTCAAAGCCATATATTCACGCTCAAAGTTCAGTCCGTAAGTTCGGCGGTCAGCCACAGGATTATGAACCTATACATTCATTTATGGATTGTAGTAAGGGTGCAATTGCGGATAACCGACATCGTGCTCTAACACACAATAGTTGGTTTCTTAGTAATATTCTGGAACGTGTAAAGTTTGCCAATAGTGGTCCAGAAACAAGTGATCACCGTTTTCCTACTATTATTAATAGTGATGGACGCAGTGTAAGTGTACGGGACATTGGTGAACAACATTGTTTGGAAGACTTTGCTAATAAGTTTATTCCTTCAGCACAAGATTATCTGGCTGAAATGGAGTTCAAGAGTTGGATGCAGAATGGCATTTCACATCCTCCTAGCTTTGTGAAGATTGATGAAGGTCGTAAAATCCGTGCTAAAAATGGTTTGACTTCTAAAACTTTCGGTGGTAGTATTAAAAATGTAATCGGAGACTAACAAAACAAAACAAAACATATGAAAGAGTCACTTAAGAAAATTGAAGAGCTAAAGAATCAACTCAACGCAGTTAAGTCAGAACTCCAGAAGGAGTTTAAGGCTAAACTAAAGAAGATCTTTGTGGATAATCCTACACTGGACAGCGTTGAGATGTATATTAATAACCACGAATTTAATGATGGTGACGCAACCTTATTCTATATTGGATATGAAGATCTCAAGATTGTAGTAGAAGGTGAAGAAGTTGAACGTGAGTGGGATAATAAAACGAAAGAGTACGTGGAAAATCCACTGATTGAACCATTGATTGAACTTTTTGGTGATGTTCAGTGTATCCACGAAGACCTATATGGTGATGAATATGAACATCTGTCTATTACCCGTGAAGAAGTTCTAAAGTTTTAATATATGAGTACATATCGTAGAGCAACATTACAGGATCTAGCCAAACTTGGTTACGTTCCTAATACACAAAAGTATAGTGAACACATTGCGTTTGCCAAGAAGTATTATCCTCCTGAAGCAACCACAATGGTTATGGTAGTTCATAGTGAGTACAACGATTGTACCTATGATAATAGTTTTCAGTATGTCATTGTATATGACAAGGATGGTAATGAACTTCCTCCACTAAAGAAGACTGCCAAAGAATATCGTGCAAATTGGAATATTGATAATCTGCCTATTCCAAACACACACCACGGCCATTATGGTTCAGCTGAATCAGATGAACCTTTGAATGATGTAGTTATTCCATTGACCACTGAAGTTCCAGAACTTTATATCAAGGAGAATTAATATATGTTTAGTAATAAAAATGTTGTAAAATATTGCGCAAAGTATTTTGTATTGACAACATTGGGAGCGTACATTTTCAATTTGTCCGCCTCAATGATTAATCAAAAGAGTGACGTTGCAAATCTTGTTGGGTCCGCACTTTTCGCTGGACTTTTCGTTGGTACGCTGGTAATCTTAAAAAGTGATGTGACCAAGTTGGTCAAGAAACTAGAAGAAAATAAAAACAAAGAAAATGAATAAGAAGCTCGTTAGTGTAATCGCCGGTATCGTCGCCATCTCAACTTTCACTGGTTGTGATAGGGTTGAGCCTGGTTATGTTGGTATCAAGGTAAATCAGTGGGGTAGCCAGAAGGGAGTCAATGATTTCCCGTTGGTTACTGGTGGTGTGTTCTACAACCCTATCACTGAGGACATCTATAAGTTCCCTACCTTCATGCAGAATGCTGTGTGGGACCGTGAAAGTGGAAGTAAGGAAAGTCCTGGCGATGACAGTGTGACCTTCAACAGTATTGAAGGTGCGGTAGTTAATGCTGATATCGCTCTTGCTTATACTTTTGTGGCAGAGAAGGTTCCTCAGATCTTCGTGGAGTTTCGTCAGTCACCGGAAATTATTACCCACGGATTTATGAGGAACGAGGTGAATAACGCATTCAATCGTGTTGCTAGTACTATGAAGGCTAGTGACATCTTTGGTGAGAGGAAGCAGTACCTTCTTGACAATGTTAAGAGCAATCTTAATGTACAACTTGGACCCAAGGGATTTAAGTTTGAGTTGATCAGCTTCCACGGTGGTCTTCGTGTTGATCAGAGTGTTCAGACTCGTATCAATGCTGTGCTAGAAGCTAGTCAGAAGGCTATTGAGGCTGAAACCAAGGTTCGTCAGAGTAAGGCTGAGGCGGATCAAGTGATTGAAAAGGCTCGTGGCGAGAAGGAAAGTAACATTGCCAAGGCAGAGGGTGAGGCTCGGAGTATTACCCTTAAGGCAGAGGCTCAATCCAAGGCTAACTTGGTGTTGGCTCAGTCTCTAACTCCGGCACTGGTTCAGTATGAAGCGTTGCAGCGCTGGGACGGCAAGCTGCCGGTCTATAATGGCGGAGGAGTGGTTCCGTTCATTAATGTTGGAAATACCAACCGATAAGTGGTAGGATAAGTATAAGAACCCGCTAGAGAAATCTGGCGGGTTTTTTGTTGACTTTGTGTAAACTACGTGGTAGAGTTAAGGAGTAATGAATATCGTAGATTATATTGTAAAGAATTGGGACACTCTTCCTAAGAGCAAGTTTGATGATGACCACATCGTAATTTTCAAGGAGATTGAGAATTGGGATGGCGGTTATGGACATCACTCATATGAGGGCATTGGTGTTGACAAGGATGGTAACGTCACTTGGTGTTACAGCTCTGGTTGTAGCTGTAGTGGCGGTCCTTCACTTGAGACCAAGAAGGACTTGAAGGTGTTTGTTGTAAATGAGGGAATTGATTTGAATGTAGATCCGTCTACTATTAATTTTAATTCACTTCAGGTTGAGTTTGATTCTTACTGATAGAAAGGATAAAAAATGAATACTGATCGTAAATTGGCTAGTGTTGTTAAGATTGTTGACATTCAACCTATTGTTGGTGCTGATGCCATTATGGTGGCTAAAGTTAAGGGGTGGAATGTAGTTGTAAAGGTTAATGAATACAAGGTTGGTGATTTGGCTGTTTATTATGAGATTGACAGCTTTTTGCCTATCCGTCCTCAATTTGAATTTCTACGTAAGAGTAGTTACAAGCGTATGGGTTCTAGTGAGGGATTTCGTCTCAAGACCATTAGGTTGCGTGGACAAATTAGTCAAGGTCTATTGACTCCAATTCCAGAGGGTATTAGTAATCCAAAGGAAGGTGATGATTTGACTGAGGCTCTTGGCATTGTCAAGTATGAACCACCTATTCCTGCTCAATTGGCTGGAAAGATCAAGGGTACATTTCCCAGTTTTATTCCAAAGACTGACGAAATTCGTATTCAGAACTTTGAGAGTGAAGTTGGATTTAGTCCAGCTGGTGAACGTGCTTATTTAACTGAAAAGTTGGATGG